CTGTTCCGATAACCGTTCGAGCTGGTTCCTCGCGGACGGCTTTTCTTATCGCGCCCAGCATCGCCGGGTGCAGGCGTTCGAACTCCTCAACGGAGATCGGGTTCGTGGATTCGTCCGGTGTCTCGGCCGGAATGTTGATGCTCATTTCGGATTCTCCTTTCGATTCATTCGTCGGCGAGCGCTGCTCACGGCTTGATCTGTTTGATGCCGTCGATTGGTTGCAGGAGCTTGATCATGAGCTGGTAGAGGCTCATGCCGAACATTCCTGCGGCTTTCTCGAGTTGTTCGGTATCGAATGCCCCTTTGCCCCGCAATCGTTCGCTGACGGTCTTCTCGCTCATGCCGAGCTCCTTGGCCAGTGTGGCCTGCGTCTTGCGGTGGCGTGCGAGCTCGCCGCTGAGGTTTCGTGCGATGGTTTCCGTTTCGCTCATTGGTTGCCGCTCCTTTCTTGGTTGGTCCGTTCCCTTGCGACAACCTTTAATTTACCGACTTCGGTAATTATATGATTACCAAAGTCGGTAATCTTTACATTTTCTACCCATATTCGTAATATGGGCGTATGGCATACAAAGCAAAAAATGAAGTCACCGAAGACAGCCGCAAGATCATTGACATCTGCCGAGATTTGCTCTCGGCAAGCGGTATGGGTATTAAAGAATTCCTGTCTGCTAGCGGATTAGGAAACAACTACTGGTACATGCGCATGCGCTATGAGGCGCCGTTGAATACGTCAGATGTGGAGCACATCGCCTCCACATTCGGGCTCACCAGCCTCGACATCTACACACGCGCACTCGGCAGCGAGGCCGCACGCGCCTACGAAGCCCGCGAGCGCGAGTCCCGGATCACCGATGATCTCATCGACCGTATCGCCGCGCACCCCGAAGACTACGACGTGGCCGCAAACAGGGATCCGAACGCACGCCTCGAAGCCGAAACGCCGGACGATTGATGGATTGAAAGGAACGCAAATGACCGAATACAACCTGTATTGCGATGAGACATGTCACCTTGAGCATGATGATTCGAACAGCATGGCTCTGGGAGCCGTCATCGTGCCAAAAGAAAAACGCAAAGAGATATGCGTCAGAATCAAAGAAATCAAGCAGAAACATGGCATATGCGCCACGAATGAGGTGAAATGGGCAAAGGCACGAGACCGTATGCTGCCGCTCTATCTGGATCTCGTGGACTACTTCTTCGATGACGATGACATATCGTTCCGCGCGCTCCTCATCCCGGACAAGAATCTACTTGACCACGAGAAATACAATCAGGACCACAACACCTGGTATTACAAAATGTACTTCGAGATGCTCAAGGTCATCTTCGATCCAAAGCAAAGCTATAACGTGTTCGTCGACATCAAAGACACACACTCGAGTTTTCGAGTCAGCCAATTATGGGATGTCTGTTCGAACAACATGTACGATTACGATCACAGAATCATCCAGAAAATCCAGCCGATACGTTCCGACGAAGTACAGATCATGCAGCTCACCGACATACTCATCGGCGCAGTATGCCGTTCGCAGCGAAAACTACCGGAACAGCATCAGAGCATGGCGAAGCGCCGAATCATCGAACGAATCATTCAACGGTCGGGATACAAACTAGACCGGAGCACACTGCTGAAGGAGACCAAGTTCAACTATTTCGTATGGAGGGCGAGATGAATCCGCATTGGCTGCCCGGATTGATTCCTTGGAATCAAGAGCACGGAGAGACATGGGAGCAGTATGAGCAACGACTGTTCCATGTATTCCAGAACGAGTTCAGAGAGTCCTTCCAATACGACGGGAAACCCGTACACTACAAAAGAATGCCCTACGACGGAATCTATCCGGAAGCCTTCATGCATCTGACCACATGCAATCAAGACAACTCCGGCTCACGGCTTCCGGATGCCGAACGCAGCGAACGCATCAGCTGGCCCAGACCGGTAGTGGAGCATCATCCGTTCTGCGAAATATGCGAATACGCCCAATGCACGCGGCCTTGGGTATGGAGAAAAAACGACAAGAACAAGGATCGAGTGAAGATATATCTTCCAAACCAACAATATCTCGTTGTTCTAGGAGAACGAAGGGATTACTGGGTACTCATAACCGCGTACTACGTAAACCGCCAATGGAGCATAGACAAGCTGGAAAAGGAATATAACTCCAGATTCAGCACAAAAATCCAATAAAAAACTAGAGCCGCCCGTTAAGGACGACTCCGAAGACTCCTTCTACAACATGTAGATGAGCTGATTCAAATATCACATACGACACTCCAACTGTCAAGCGGAACTTGACAAACAGCAAAAAAGTACTTCTCGAAAAACAATACTTTCGGAAGAGAGGAATGTGGATAACAAGACCGTTGCGGACCTTCATCGGAGCGCGGAATCCATGGGACTGTCAATCGTATCGCGCGACCTCCCACGCGACATATGTGGCCTGTACGACGACCGGCACAGGCTCATCCTGCTGGCCGACTGGCTCAACCAACGCCAACGCCGCTGCACGTTGTGCCACGAGCTCATACACGCCAGACACCATGACCCAGGATGCGGTACACGATACGGAATAAAATGCGAGCGCCGTTGCCGCAGGGAGACCGCGCTGGCGTTGATCTCACCGGTGGATTACGGCATGGCCGAGGAAGTGTACGAAGGTAACACGTGGATGATGGCCGTGGAATTGGGCGTGACCGTACAGGTATTGTCCGACTACCGGCAGCTGCTCTACGATTCCGGCGTGTGCGTGCAATAAAAGAAGCTCAGCGCCCACATACCGCGACGGGAAACAAAAAGGGTTCCGCCCGAACACAGTCGGACGGAACCCAAGGAACCAACAATCAGCATTTCCGTTTTCACCAAAATGAGGTTCCACGCACAGTGTAGCGCGGATCCTCGGAAAGAGACAACCATGGCCAGAGCGTTCGTAGACGACAGATGGCTCAAAAACGACGAGGACGGCAACCCGCCCAGCAGGGCCGCGAAACAGTCGCTGGCCAATGCGAAGGATCCGATGAAAGCCAATGTGCCCGACAAATGGCGGTCCGCGCTGTACGGCCAAGGCTCACGGTGGAGATGCCGCTGGTACACGCTTCGAGACGGCAAACGCGTCCAGAAATCACGGAACTTCGCCAAGCTCCGTGACGCTGAGGAATACGCAGCGGCCATCGAGGACGACATCAGACGCGGCAAATACCGCGACCCGCAGCAGGAACTACGCATCTTCCGGGACGTTGCCTCTGAATGGACGGACGGCAAGATGGATATCAAACAGGGCACTTTGGGCAGATACCGCCGCGAATTGCGCGTTTATATCAACCCCAAGTGGGGCGATCGCACACTGAGGGAAATCCAACGCGACGAACTGCAACAGTGGGTCACGCAGCTCACCGAAGGCGGGTATCCCGCCGAACTGCAGGACGATCGCGAATCGAAGCCATTGAGTCCACGCAGCATCCGCAACATCGTCAAGGTCGTCATGGGCGGTGTCATGGAATTCGCCTTGGAGCACGGCTGGATCGGAGAGAACCCCATTGAAAAGGTCACCGTGCCGCGCATCACGCAATCCGATGACGACATGGTGTTCCTTACCGTCGAGGAGGTGGAGTTGCTGGCCGGCATGGCCGAACGGGCAGGACGGCCGGTAGACGGGCTGATCGTCCGCTGGCAGGCATACACCGGTGCCCGCATTGGCGAGACGCTGGCACTCAAATGCGGCGACGTGGATGTGGATTCACGCAGGGCGCGCATCCGCCGCACTTGGACCGACGACGGCAAAGGCAGGCTTGTGCTGGGCACGCCGAAGAACGGCAAACCGCGCAGCATCGCCATACCCAGATTCCTCATACCGTCCATCGAACGGCAGATGGAGGGCATGGGCGACGACGACTGGCTGTTCCGCGCGGCAAGAGGCGGGAACCTGTGGACGAACACGTGGCGGACGCGTGTCTGGCGAAAGGCCGTCCGACTGGCCGGCATGGAGGACGAGGGCGTGACCATCCATAGTTTGAGGCATAGCTATGCGAGCTTTGCGATTGCTCAAGGCGCGGATGTGAAGACCCTACAGATGCAGCTCGGCCACTCCTCACCCAGCATCACGCTGAACACATACACGGCTCTCTGGCCGGAACGATTGGACGATGTGGCGGACGCGATTGGCGAGCTGCGCGCTGAACAGTTGAAGACCGTCTAGACGCGGAGGTTGCGCGGTCATCGTGTCGAATCGTGTCGATAGCCTACGGCCAAGAAAAAATAAAACCTTGGAAACATAATGTTTCCAAGGCTTCCGGTCGGGCTGACAGGATTTGAACCTGCGACATTCTGCTCCCAAAGCAGACGCGCTACCAAACTGCGCTACAGCCCGTTCACGTTCACACCCCGCGAATCCGCCTCACGGAATCGCACCAAGTGAACACGAGTTTCTATTATAGCGTATGGTTGGACAACGACAGGCTTACAATAGCATTTCGGAAGGGAGAGTGGCATGGGACGTCACCAGCAGGCCGAATCGTCAGGCATCATCTCCTTTGTGACATGCGCCGTTATCGCCTGGTTCGTCATGAACGCATACATGCAGTTCGCCCCGGCCATCTGGCGTGTCACGCAGCGTCTGTTCACCGTCTGCTCGGGAATCGTGGCAGGATGCGGAGTCGTTTCATTCAGTTTGGGTTACGCACGAAAATCACGTTCGCTGACACTCAAGCATGGCTGGGTCATTCCGGTTCGCCGTGTTTTCGAGATCCTTGCGCTTTCCGTGGTGTATGCTTCGACCATTTTCGTCACATCGTTCATGATGTTGTCCATCGTCAACAACATGATGGGCATCCGCACGCTGAAAGGCTATCTGCCGATCCTATGCGCGGCCATCGCAGGCGTTGTAGGCTATATCACTTTCGTGCAGGCGGAACTTATGAATGCCAAAACGATCGCTTCCCTACTGCCATTTTTCGTGGTGTCTGGCGTGAGTATCGCAGGATTGACGTCCGACGATCCGTACTGGTACAACAATAATTTCTCTCAATTGGGCGACCGTACGACGTTCGCCGCGCGTATGTTCAATTCGACGCTGACGCTCGCGGGCATCTGCATTGTGATCATCAGCTATTTCGCCGTTTCCGAGCTCATCACCACGTATCGTCTGCAATTGCAGTATCTGGATTCCAATGCCATCAATGAGACGCCGAAGCATTTTCGTACGAGGATTCTGCTGCTGTCAATCATGTTGACGTTGGCCGGCATCGCTTTCGTAGGTATCGGCATGTTCCGTTACACACCGCATCCGATTTTGCACAACGTGTTCGCCCGCGGCCTACCATGTTTGATGAGCGTGCTGATGATTGCCCTGCCTTGGCTTGCCCCGCAACTCTCAAAGGTCGTATACGTGGTTTCCGATCTTGCGATTGCGATTGGGGCTTATGCCGGATTCCAATGGCTGAGCGGGCATAACACGCTGACGAATGTGGAGGCGTTGGCCGGCATGATGTTCCTTGGCTGGTTCATCATTTTCTCGCGTCAAATCGCCGCCATCGAAGCGGATCGCGTGCAGACGCAGCTGATACTGGCGCAATCTGAGAGACCACGCTCCGTCGAGGATCTTGCGGAAGTCAGCGAAACTGTTCCCGACACAGTTTCGAGGCTCGCCGCACAAGTCTGATGCAAGGCTGACCGGCAACCGCCGGATTTCAACATATACATACCAGTGGGGTGGAGCCATCGCATTGGCGACGACTCCACCCCACTGGATTCTGACGGCATAACGCGAGTGCGCCGTCAGAAGTTGTAGTGCTTGTTGGACGGCTTCTTGTCGCTCATCAACAGCAGGAAGCTTCTTGATTGCGCAGTAATCGCAAAACCGGCCTCATAATTGAGTTCTGGCCCCTTTGGATTATGCGTGTCGACAATTAAGCGCCATTTCTTGCCATATTGCTCATCGGGCAGGGTGAACATGATCGGCTCGTAATGCGCGTTGAAAATCAGAATGAAATCATTGTCGACCATCTGATTGCCGTACCAGTCGGTTTCCGGAATATCGGAACCGTTCAGATAGATCATCACAGTGAAGGCGTGTGTGTTTGACCAGTCGTCCATATCCATAATGGAGCCGGTATGATCCATCCATTCGACCTGTGGAATCGCAGTGCTGTCGTCTCCCTGCTCGCGACCGGAGAAGAAGCGGCGGCGATGCAGCACAGGATGCTCAAGCCTCAAATGGATCAGCTTCGATACGAATTCGAGCAGGTCCTTTTGATCCTCGTCCAGATCCCAGTTCGTCCAGGAGATCGCATTGTCCTGGCAGTAGGCGTTGTTGTTGCCCTGCTGGGTGCGCGCCACTTCGTCGCCGCCGCAGATCATCGGAATGCCTTGGCTGAGCAGCAACGTGGCGAACATGTTGCGCATCTGCTGTTGACGAAGCTCGTTAACATCCTTGATGGTCGTAGGACCTTCGACACCGCAGTTCCAAGAACGATTGTTGCTTTCACCGTCCCTGTTGCCTTCGCCGTTGGCCTCATTATGCTTCTCGTTGTAGCTCACCAGATCGTTCATGGTGAAGCCGTCGTGCGCGGTGATGAAGTTCACGGATGCGACCGGTCGGCGGCCATTGACCTGATACAGGTCGGAACTGCCCATGAATCGGCTGGCGAATTCCG